ATTCGCGCACAAGCGGTGAATAATTGCCTTTTATGGCTGGACGCAGCGGACCAGTCATCGTATACACCTGGTGCGTCCGTGACTACTTGGCGAAATAAGGGATACTCTGGCGGAAATGCGACGACTACATCAGGCACTATCGGTTCAACGACGGCGGATATTAATGGGTTGCCGGCGTTCTCGTTTCCAGCATCCGCCTATATGACCGCACCATCTATGACCTTTGCACAAACGACCCGTACCATATTTTTTGTGTTGAATTTAGGAGCAGCAGGAGCTACACGAAATCTTACAAATGGTGGCACCAGTATTGATATGCAAATGTATAGTTATTATTCTGGAACGTATACAGATTTAGAAATGAATTACCCAAGTAGCGTTAAGTATCAAACAACAGCACCCTATCCAATCTTTAATGCTACAAGTATTGTATGTGGAACCACATTATCCACCAATGGTGGTATTTTTGTGAATGGACTTGCTCAAACACCGTACGCAATTAATACTCCGTCAGCCTATGGAACAGGAACTACGACGACACAGTATATTGGATATACTAGTGGTGCCTCCTTCGTTCTCGGCGAGATACTGCTGTTTGATGGTGCCATTACCGATATTCAACGGCAGCAGGTGGAAGGTTACTTAGCCCAAAAATGGGGTTTACAGTCTCTTCTACCGTCAACCCATCCGTATTTTACGTTGAATAATTTGTTAACACCGGCATTTGCGCCCACGGAAATTCCTACGTGTGCCCTGTGGCTGGATGCGAGCGATGCGACATCCATTACAGGAACAGGCGTCGCAACATGGAAGGATAAATCAGGTAATGGTTATAATGCGACCGGTGTGAATGCTCCAGTGTTTGTGAAAAGCACTGGCGGTGTTTCCTTTACAGCCGCATCGGCACAGTATTTTACTATGTCCGTTCCGTATTCCAAGACAAATACAATGTTTATGGTGGCGAGTCCTGTGCCATCAACTACATCAAATATGTACTATGTAGCCGCCTACAGCGGTGGTTATGTAGGAACTATGTTTCTGGGTGGATATAATAATGGTTATGCCGTATATTATATGGCAGAAAATACACCTGGATTTGCGAATTTTAGCACTACTCTTCCTACAAGTCCATTTCTGGCAAGTGCTGTTAAAACATCAGGTGTAAGTTATACTGGATATTATAATGGAGCACAAGTATTTACTGGAGCGGATGGAACAAGTGATACAGCGGCATATTGGCAATATATAGGAGCAGCAGCACCTGGAAACAATTATCTTACTGCCACCATCTACGAAGTTATTATTTACAATGTAGCTCTAACCGCAAATCAAATTCAAGCAGTGAATGCGTATTTAGGAGCAAAATGGAATATTGCGGAGGCGGGTCAAGGCAGTATTGCCCCCGTGGTGAATCCACTCGCCATCAGCGGCTGCCAGTTATGGCTAGACGCCGCCGACGCCACCACAATTGTACCGGTAGTCAGCACGTGGCGCGATAATTCAGGTCTCGGTAATAACATGTCACTCACTGCCGGCACCGTAACTTATGTTAGTAATTCAGGACCACCTTGTGTGAATTTTGCGAGCGGTGGAATCTTACAGACAACAAATTACATAAGTATCACATCAGGAGTTTCAGTTGTATTTGTAGTATGTCAAGCAACAGCTGTAACTGGCGGAAGTTTTGGATATTTAATTGCTTGTACTGATATTAATGGCGGTGATACATCTATACGTTTCTATCCAAGTGCATTATCTATTAGCAACAGTGATACCAACGATCTTGGATTGGGCGTAGGATATTATGTGAATGGAGTACTCAACAATTCAAATCCAGTATCCGTTCCAACAGGATATAATATTATTGGTACAACAATGAATAAAACGGCATCTACACGGTTTTCATTATCATCTTCATTCCCCAGCGGCAGTAGCCGTTACTTCGTTGGCAACATCCGTGAGGTTATCGTCTACACTGGACCACTTACAACCACCCAGCGCCTACAAGTGGAAAATTACTTGATGGCGAAATGGGGAACCGGTCGTAACTTTTGGATTGATGCCAGTGATGCCACGACGGTAACAAAGGGCACAACAATGGTACAATGGAACGATAAATCAGGTAATGGCTATAACTTGATACCAGGTAGTGGAATAACAACCTATGTACCCTATAGTACATATCCTTCTGTCAAACTTAATACAAGTTATATGTATGTTAATAAACCTGTAAATTTGACACAATACACTATGTTTATTGCTGTGCTCTCTCAAACGGCAGTAAATAATCAAACAGTATTCACAGGACGCCCCAATACATCAACAAGTTACGGTTCGCTGGACGGATTTGGATTTTATGTAGATTCCACCGCTCCAGATCTACGCTTTTATTATGCTAATAGTCCAATAACAAATTATACATCATCAGGATCTATATCACAGCCACCAGTCATCGCCGCATATACATGTACTAGTACAGGTGTAACATATTCGTGGGTGAATGGTGCGTCAGGTACATCATATACTGCGGGTGGACTTACACGTTCAAGTACAGCCCAAGGATTTTCAATCGGCGGTGAATGGCAAGGCAGTTCATACGGAAATTTAGTATCTGTATCGAATGTCTATGAAATAATCGTCTATAATACAGTTCTTACAAATACTCAGGTACAGCAAATACAAACGTATTTAGGAAATAAATGGGGTGTTACAGTATCAAATCCTACAGCAGGCATTACAAATCCCACCTTAATTCCAAGCTGTGTATTATGGTTAGACGCAGCAGATCCAACAACCATTATAACGGCAGTAACCCAAATGAACGACAAATCGGGCAATGGGTATAATATAACACAATCAACAGCCGTTTATCAACCTACATTGACCAACAACTACCTCGCCCTTGGTACATCTCTTAACTATTATATGAATATGCCTCAAGCCGCCATCAACAATACTACATCATGGACTCTGTTCCTTGTCTTCAATCCCTCGAGCTCTACAAACTGGATTATGGTCAAACAGTTTGACGGAAATAATACCTATAATGTTCTTTCTATGACGAATTATACATCAAGTGGAGGTGCACCTACAACAGGCACCACAGGTGTTCTCTATTTTCACGCATATAATGCTGGAACACTTTTTACGGGACCCGCCGCCCTCACAACATCTGTAAATCAACTGCTCACTCTCATATGTAACGGTACAAATATTTACTATTATATCAACGGTGTTTTAGCATTGATTACAAATGGATCCTTTGCGATTCAATCGCAAACGGGTGCCACGAATTTTACGTTAGGTGCGTGGATTAGTAGCGGATCCCTTGTTAATTCAGGTGTCACCAACTTCCAGCTTGGTGAACTAGACTTTTACAATTCGGCACTCCCAACAATACAAACCCAGCAGATTGAGGCGTCCCTCATGAACAAATGGAGCATTACAAATACGGTACAAACCGCAAACGGTTCGTTAATTGATACACCATTTCTGCCAACCGATATTACGGGATGTGTTTTATGGTTAGACGGTGCCGATACATCATCTATAACAATGACCGGCACTGCTGTAACAGCATGGGCAGATAAGTCAGGTACCAGTCATAGTGCAACAGCATTTAATAGCCCAACCTATTCGGCATCATCGTTAGGAGTTGTATTGAACGGTACAAATAATTACCTTACATCGTCTGTAACTGTACCCACAGCAACCCATTGTTTAATTGCTGTTTGTAATCCAACGACTATATCTGGAAATCTTACGGGAAATACAAGTTTATTCCGATTTCAAGTAACGAATTATGTTGTATTCCCTTATATGGATGGAACAACACCACGAGGTTATATTAGTAATCAAGATTCAACAACAACAGCATATAACTCATCAGTATTAGTAGAAAAAAGTGTTGCAAATACTATCAATGTAATTGCAGCAAATATTTCGGCAAGCTCGCAAACAATTTATAAGAACGGTGTTATACAAACAACCGGTGCTGCGGCATTAACCAATGTAACAAGTGATGCATTGACAATAGGATGCGTCTCAGGCTCAAGTCAGTTTTATTCAGGTACCCTCTACGAAATGATTGTGTATAATACGACGCTAACGACCGCTCAATTCCAAGCCGTTACAAACTACCTCCAACGTAAATGGAATACTGCGCTCACCGTCACAACCATTCCAACACCCGTGTACAATCGCCCCTTTCAACCGGTAGATATTACGGGTTGCCAGTTATGGTTGGATTCGGCAGATAACACAGCACTCGCATTAAGCGGTTCTAACGTAACAACTTGGTACGATAAATCAGGCAATGGTAATAACGGAACAGCAACAGGAACACCGGTACTAACAACAAATAGTATCAATGGACGTCAAAGTATATATTTAGCAGATGCTCCCTATTTTCTAGGTTCTGTATCGATTACAGGAACAACACTCACATGTTTTACTGTTGCTATAACAAACGTAACTATGCCAAATACTCGTGGACGTGACCAGCGTTTAGTGAGTTTAGAAAACGGAACAAATGTTGATTATGGACGAACAGATGGTACCATTGCTCTTTTTAATCAGAATACTACAAGCACTATAGCAACATATCGTGTATCAGGTCCTCTTGCGAATAATGCTATAACGACAGGAACCCCCTTTTTAGCCGTAAGTCAATATGATGGAACGAATGCATATTTATGGTATACCGGTGCTGCAGGTACTTTAGCATCAAGTGCATCGAGCGGAACATTTGCTATTACAAAGTATGGTATTGGCAATCAGGCAAATCCGACAACAGAATACTGGAACGGGTATATTGGAGAAGT